CAAGATCGGCGACAAGTTCGAAGGCGGCCTGATCCCCGCGGATCGCATCATCAGCTACGAGTCGATGACCGGCACGCCAAACGCTGTCCGAACGCTGCTCATCAAGCATTCGACGGGTGAGGCGTCATCCATCCAGTTCTGGAGCTACAGCCAAGGGCAGCATGCACTCATGGGCGATGGTGTGGACTGGTTCCACATCGACGAGGAGCCGGAGGACGAAGAAATCTTCCCGCAGGTTCTCGTGCGCACCGCTACCGGCGACAGGAATCACGGCGGCCGAGGGATCCTGACATTCACTCCTGAGAACGGCCGGACGGCGCTCGTCATCCAGTTCATGGAGCACCCGTCGCGCGCCCAGTTCTGCATGAAAAAGGGATGGGACGATGCTCCGCATCTAAGTGAGAAAGTCAAGGAGGACTTGCTCGCCAGCTTCCCAGCGCACCAGCGCGATATGCGCACCAAGGGCGTGCCGATGCTGGGGCACGGCCGCATCTACGACCTGTCGGAGGACGACATCACCTGTGCGCCTTTCGCGATCCCTCCTCACTTTCGCGTCATCGACGGCATGGACTTCGGCTGGGATCACCCGCAGGCGCAGGTGCAGCTCGTGCATGACACCGAAGGCGATGTCATCTACGTCACCAAAGCATGGAAGAAGCGGCTTGTGACAGCGGACGCTGCGTGGGCGGCCACGAAGACGTGGGCTAAGGATGTCCCGACCGCATGGCCGGCGGATGGCTTGCAGACGGAGAAGGGCAGCGCGAAGCAGCAAAAGAGCTACTACGACAGCGCCGGCTTCAAGATGCTACGGTTGCACGCGCAGTGGCCGGATGGATCGAATGGGGTCGAGGCTGGCCTCTACGAGATCCGGGACTTGATGATGCAGGGCCGGTTCAAGGTCTTCGCTGGCCTGCGCGACTTCTTCGACGAGTTCTTGCAGTACCACCGGGACGACAAGGGCCACATCGTCAAGACCATGGACGATGTCATGGACGCAGTTCGGTACGCCTACATGATGCGGCGCTTTGCCGTGGCGATCGGGGATATCGGGAAGGTGATCGTGCCAGCCAAGGCGATTCCCATGGTCAGCGCATACGCAAAACGGTAGACTTGGAGCCTGGGACGCCTGCGCGCGTCCGCTGCGTACTCCGGGCCGCCAGCAGCTCATCGAAACATCGATGAGGCATGCATGGCAGGCAAGACCACCATTCCCGCGGGCTCGCAGATTCAGTTCCCGGTCAGCGCCGGAACTACCGTCACGCTGTCCGGCCTTGGTCAGGTGCAGTTCGTCCAGGGAACGCCTGGATCCGGCTCGACGCCGCAGCCAGTACGCACCTTCACCCAGGCCAGTCCTGCAATCGTGCAGGCGCCGCTCGCCGGGAACATGATCGTCAGCGCCGACTCCTTGGGGTCTGGCGTCACCTACGACCTGACGAGCGCAACCGATCTGATGGCATCAAACGCCAACGGCGTCCGCCAGGTCGTGGCCAGGATCCCAGCCGGGATGACGTCGGCACCCTTGGCGCCGATCATCGTGCACGGCAACACGTCCATCTGCGGCGACTCGCTCGTCGCCTTCGGGGATGTTGCCGGTGCGCTGACACAGACGGCAGCCGGTGTCCTGGCCGCTACTGGTGGCAAGACGGCCTGTTCGGTGCTCGCCTGGGTCGATGCGCATCTCAAGAGCGGCCGGATCGATCTTGTCTCGAATCGAGGCGTGGGCTCGACGCTGATCGACGGAACCGCCACGAACAGCGTTCTCGGCACGAACACCCCGCAGTTCGGCAACGGTTCTGGCGCTGGCGTACTCACCGATGCCTCGCGCCTGCTCTGGATCCACTCGGGCGTCAATCACCTCTCGACGACCAACGATCCTTCGGCGCCCACGGCGACCGCCATCGCACAGAAGTTCCGCCGCATGATCGGCATTGCCGCATCGCGCAAGCCGGCTGTCGTCGTCGAGGGCATCTATCCAATCGGGCTCGGCTCTGGCGCCACGCACTATGCCCGTCGCTTCGACATTCCGCTTATCAACGCGCAGGTAGCAGCCTTCTGCGCACAGTTCCCGAACGTGGTCTACCTGGATCCGTCGATTCTGTCGATCGACGGCGGCGCGACCGGCGATCCGAAGTACTACCTGGCCTCTGACGGCCTGCACCTGAACGGCTACGGCGCGTTCACGCTCGGCAAGGACTACGCCCAGCAACTCGAGGGCCGTGTTTGGATCATCCCGGGCTACCGACCCGTCAAGACAGTGCTGATGCCGGAGATGGCCGGCACCTCGGGCGGCAAGACGCCGAACACGGGCGTCATCAACGGCACCGTTCCCGGGAACATGCGTGCAATCAACCTGGCCGGCTCGCCCACGGTCACGCTGGTGACGCAGAACAATCGCTTGTACGCGACGATCGACAACAGCGCGCAAGCTTCGTCGGCGACGTTCACGGTCGACCTGAACTCGCGAACCGCCTACATCGGGAACCTGGCGCTGAACGACGTCATCACCGCTTCGGCCACGCTCAACGTGACGAATCCGGTGGGTCTACGGGCGCACGACATGTACCTATCGCAGAACTTCGACGACGGCGTAGGTGCGACGCGGATCGATGTCTCTGCCATGGCACAGAGCAACCAGGAGCTAATCAACGGCAACTCCGCGCAGCTCCCGCCGCACAGCTACGGCCAGATCACCCTGCGAACGCAACCCTTCACGATCGCGAGCGCACTCACCAACTTGAACGTGCGCTTCACGTTCATCGTGGCGGCATTCGGCAGCGTCACCGTGGACATCGGCGACTTGACCGTAGACGCGGTCGTGGCGGCCTAACATGGCGCGTCAATCCCAAGCCGACCGTCACGCCGACATTCTCGCGTCGGCGCTCGAGGAGTTCGACCAGATCCAGGAAGCGGTGCGCGATGAGCGCATGCAGTGCCTGGAGGATCGCCGCTTCTACTCGATCGCCGGGGCGCAGTGGGAGGGCGCGGTCGGCGTTCAGTTCGAGAACAAGCCACAGCTTGAGATCAACAAGGTTCACCTCGCGCTGATCCGCCTTTTCAGCGAGTACCGAAACAACCGCATCGATGTCAGCTTCACGACCCCTGACGGCGTGAAGGACGACGGCCTGGCCGACGCCTGCCAAGGGATGCTACGCGCCGACGAGAAGGCCTGTAGCGCGGACGAGGCCTATGACAACTGCTTTGAGGAGGGCACTGGCGGCGGGATGGGCGCGGTTCGCTTGGTGGACGTCTACGAGAACCCGGGGGATGACGAAGATACGCGCCAACGGACACGCATCGAGCCGATCTTCGACGCCGATTCCTGCGTCTTTTTCTCCCTCGACGGCAAGCGCTACGACAAGTCAGACTCGAAGCGATGTTTCGTCCTGACGCCATACACGCCAGACCAGTACCGCGAGGAATGGGGCGACGACCCCGCGAGCTGGCCGAAAGGCGTCTCCAAAACGGAGTTCGACTGGGCGACGCCGAATCTGGTCTGGGTCTGCGAGATGTACCAGATCGAGGAGACGAAGCAGCTCATCCACTTCTTCCGCGGCGTCGACGAGAGCGCGCCGGACATGCGCGTCACCGAAGACGAGCTGATCGAAGATCCCGAGAAGCTTGACGAACTGCGGGCGACCGGATTCCGCGAGGTTCGCCAGAAGAAGGTCACGCGCAAGCGCGTGCACAAGTACATCCTGTCCGGGGGGAAGATCCTCGAGGATTCCGGCTACATCGCGGGCGAGCATATCCCGGTCGTGCCGTTCTATGGCAAGCGTTGGGTTGTCGACGGGGTCGAGCGGATCATGGGCCACGTGCGTCTCGCCAAGGATGCCCAGCGGCTGCAGAACATGCTCGTTTCCTGGCTGGCGGACATTGCCGGCCGCTTCGACATCGAAAAGCCCATTCTCGACTCGCGCTCGGTACTGAATCACGCCAATGAGTGGGCGCGCGACAGCATCGACCGGCATGCCTACCTGCTGCTCGATCCGGTCGAGAACGGCGATGGCAGCGGCAACCTGTCGGTTCCTCCGATCGGCTACACCAAGGCGCCGAACGTCTCGCCGGCCATGGCCGCGCTTACGCAGATCGCGTTCCAGGCGCTCGACGACATGCTCGGGAGCCAGCAAGAAGGCGAGCAACTGCAGCCGAACCTCTCAGGCAAGGCGGTCGAGCTCATCCAGACGCGCCTCGACGTCCAGACCTTCATCTACACGTCCAACTTCGCCAAGACGAAGAAGCGCATCGGCGAGGTCTACCTGTCCAAGCAGAAAGAGCTTCAGGTCGAGGAATCGCGCCAGAAGCGCACCATCGACGCTCAGGGCTCGTCTGGCTCGGTGACGCTCAACCAGCCCAGCTACGACCCGGAGACGGGCCAGGAAACGACGAAGTACGACCTGTCGAAGGCGAACTACGACGTGGACGTAGATGTCGGCCCCAGCAGCTCGTCCAAGCGCGCCGCGACCGTGCGCGCGC